TGTAGGCTCAGTTTTTGACACAATTCCTTGGCGGCACATAGATGCTATCAAAGTATTTATACTTTTTAAACTTAATTCCATAATTATATCTACGAAATCTTGTTCTGGTATATCTTTTAGCAACTCGTGCTCTTGTAATTCTTCATTTTCTTCTATATAATCTTGAACTGCATATGAAGTAACCTTAGTTTCTTCACTTCTTGCACCTAAGGAATCAAGTGCCGCATAAACTATTTTCGCTTTCATTGATAATTCTTCCATCATACGGGGCACTCTCCTTTCTAGAAAGTCTTAGAAGCAATCTCATAACGACCAACTTCTTTACCTTCTTTAAAAAACTTTTTACTTTTAGTATCACAAACTAGGTTTTTACTTGTAGCAAATTGTTTAACTAAATCAACAAGTTCTTGTTTCTTAGTACCAGCTTCACAAGTAATTCCATATTTCATCTCATCAAAATCTAATGTGATGTCTGCATAATACTTTTTATTCATAATAACACGACCTTTCCATTTATGTATTTTTTTCTTTTTCTATAATAATTATATTAAATTTTCGTGCTTAATTTCAAGTATTTTAAATTAAATTTTTGTTTATTAACTCATAATAAAAGTCATAAACTTGCTTAAACATTTTGTCTGCTTCTTCTTGAGCTACCTCTCTGACCATTCTGTCTAAAACTTTTTGTGCTTTTTTAAGTTTTCTTCTATTCCAAAATGTATTTGGAAGTTTTTTTAGGTCGTTTATTTCTCTCATTTGGCTCATAAAACTTTTAATAGTCATAAGTTTCCTCCTTAATATGCCGTTATATGCCGTTTACAGGCTCTCTAACGCACGAAAATATATTTCTAGTATAATTTATCGTTTTAAGATAAAAGTGTCTTAAAACGCATTTAAACAACGAAATGAGAGGCGTATGTTTTAAGGTAACTGCGAGTGTAGAACTAAGTCTACATCTTCATCAGACATACGCCTGCGTCTCCAGGAATCTAGATTTCCCCAAGTACGCTTCGACTCTCCCACCTACTGACCCAACCCATCCCGGGCCTCTGAAGAATGTCCTTATTTGGTTAAGACTACAGGTTTTATAGTAAAAGCCTTAAGTCAGTCACTACCAGGCATCACTTAAGTAACACTTAATCTAGTCATATATGCTTTCAACCAAGTTTCCGGCACTCGAAGTCCTTCAGTCCCTGCCTTCCACATATACAATATCAATAAGTGGATTTCATATATAGCACTGTTACTGCATCCGCCAAGCGCTGGCATTCTTCCCAAATGTTTTTACAATTATTTCAAATTGACAAATCAATTATATCAAATAATTTTCCAAAATACAACTCTATTTAATAATTTTTATCTTGCTCTGTTTTTGTAATGGCAAATATCTAGTGTACATTTACCTTTACCTGTATTATAATTACAGTTTTTATTTGGACATTTTCTCTTGCGTTTAAATATCTTCTTAAAAAACTCTTTCATAATATATACCTCTCTTTTGAATATTACATATAAATTATATAATGAATAAATACCTTCTGTAAACTCTATTTTTTACAGCTCCTGGATGGGTTCTTCTTTTTATAAAGGTGCTTTTCTTTCTAACTTCTTTCTTTTCTTCATTACTTTTTCTTCTTGACAATATAATAATATGTAATATACAATATAAATTATGTATATAACTAAATTATATACACAAATAAATAGTATAGTAAAACAAAAGAAATATGAATTTTTCTTATAATACTTGACATTTGCAAATATAATATATTATTTATTTTAATCATTATATATATAATAATTTTTTTAAAATATACTTGACTATTATATATAATATATTATATAATATATATATAAGTATTAAGGAGATGATATATATGACATTTTGGTTAGTATTATTATTTCTTTTAATATGGTGGAGTAAAAATAATGATGAGTAATTTATATAAATGGGTTGATTTTATCATTTTAATTATTATATAATAGAATTGTAAATCAAAGAAGGAGTGATAATATGAATAAGGACTTATTTATAGATACCATTAACTTTATAAAAGAATTAAATGAAGAAGAAAATAAGTTTAATACCTTATTAAGAGAAATAGATAATGAATTTGGGGGAGGGTTTATACATAGTAAATCTATCAACTACATCACAGGTTTGTTAAAATTATTACTCAATGATGAAAATGACTGGATAAGTTATTATTGCTGGGAAATAGATTTTGGTAGAAAATATTATGAAGGTTGTGTTACTGAAGCAGATGACACACCAATACCATTAAGCACTCCAGAAGATTTGTGGAATTTAATTACAAAAAAATAAAGATAGGAAAGTTTCTACTTTTCTATAAAGTCATTTGCGAAACAGCCTTTCACACCACTTGCGGTATGTATGACTGTGCTGTATCAGGCGGCAGATGGCTTTATAGAAGAGCAGAAGCAAAAAAATTATTTTTATACTTGTATTTTGCTCAAATAAAATGATATAATATTTATAGAAAGGAAAAATAATAAAAATTATTTTTAAGGGTGAAGATAATGAAATTAACTGAAAAACAAGAAAACATTTTAAACATCTTAAAAGATAATTTTGCTGATGGTGCATTTGCTGAAGAAGTTATTGAAAAAACTGAAGGCTTAACAATCGCATCTGTTAGAGCAACTTTAAGTTCATTAGCAACTAAAGGTTTAGCTACTAAAGAAAAAGCAGAATTTGATGGTAAAATGAAAACTAAGTTTACTGCTAAAGTAGACGCTGAATAATTTATTGGCATCAGTATCGCTGTGTAAGTCCAAAGAGTTTATGTCAATTCTCTAACAAAAAACACTGACCAGGGTTAATAGGGTTCCGCTGTTCAGGAAATTACTAGTCTACGGTGGACATAACCGAGGTTGTGAGTAAGGAGATATGTATATTACATAATTTTAATGAGGAAGTTATGTTGCTACTATACATATAGCCCCAGAAACTCTCTGTAGGAGATACAAGAATTCCCCAGCGGGGAACCGTAATACCCCGCTGTTTTATTATTTGCCTGTTTACCCAAGTTGGTTAAGGGGGCTGTCTACTAAACAGCTAGGTCGAGCAATCGGCGCATAGGTTCGAGTCCTATAGCAGGCGCCATTTTTAATAATAATCTATATAGGAAGGAGTTAACCATGTACGCAGATACTAAAACTGTGGTTAAATATTCTATTATAGGTGCTATTATTCTTTTTGTCATTATAACTTTATTTAGTAGTTTTAAATCAGTGCCTACTGGATATGTAGGAGTTAAAACACAATTTGGAAAAGTCCAAGGAGATATGTTAAATGAAGGTATTAACTTCAAACTTCCTTACATTGAAAAAATTGTGCTAATGGATTGTAGAACTAAAAAGGTTGAAGTAGATAATGGAGCAGCTTCTAAAGACTTACAAGATGTTAATTTAAAAGTAGCCGTTAATTATAGTGTTAACAAAGACTATGCTAATAAATTATATCAAACTGTAGGAATAGATTATGAAGCTGTAGTGGTTAATCCAGCTATATTAGAAAGTATAAAATCAATTACTGCTAAATATACTGCCGAAGAACTTATCACTAAAAGACAAGAAGTATCTGGTTTAATGTATGAAACATTAACCAATAAATTACAAAATAGAGGGTTTATTATTGTAGACCTATCTATTACTGATTTAGCATTTAGTGATGCTTACAACCAAGCAATAGAACAAAAACAAGTTGCTCAACAAAATGCTCAAAAAGCTCAATATGAGTTAGAAAAAGCGAGAGTTGAGAACGAAAAGAAAGTTGAAAATGCTAAAGCAGAGGCAGAAGTTATGAAATTACAAAATCAAGAAATAACTGACAAAACATTAAGATTAAAAGAATTAGAAATCAAAGAAGCACTTATAAATAAATGGGACGGTAAATATCCTACTACGATGTTAGGGGATAGCTCTAAAGTTCTATTCGGAATAGGTAACTAATTATACAAGGGGCTTCTAGGCCCCCAATTTTATATGGTGAGATTAGTATAGTGGTTTGTACGCGAGTTTGTGGCACTCGAGGGAGGAGTTCAATTCTCTTATCTTACCCCATTTTATGCCGTGTGTCCGGGCGGTGAGGGAGCGGTCTTGAAAACCGTTGGTCTGAAAGGGCTTGTAGGTTCGAATCCTATGCACGGCGCCATTATTTTATTGGAGGTGTAAATATGAAACCACATCCATATATAGAACAAGAGTTTAAATATAGAAGAAAATCTGCTGCAGCTCATTTTATGGGTAAAAAAATACGAGCTTGGATATATGATAAGATAGCAGATTACTATGAACAAAAGTTTTATAACAAATTTATGTCCTCATAGCTCAGCTGGATAGAGCACTAGGCTACGGACCTAGGTGTCGAGAGTTCAAATCTTTCTGGGGACGCCATGCTCCTATGATGGAATTGGTAGACATAATAGTCTTAGAAACTATTGTCCTTTGGGCGTGTAGGTTCAAGTCCTACTGGGAGCACCAAATTATTATGGGTAATCGGCGAAGATGGCGAGTCGCGGCAGACTGTAAATCTGTTACCACTGGTTGAGGAGGTTCGAATCCTCTGTTACCCACCATTTTATTATGTCCTGCCTCCCTGTAGAGGGCGAACCAATACATTATTAAGGTGAGGAATTATATATGAAAAAACAAACTAATCATCCCCTCTCCCAATTTTGGGATAAGTTGGGGAAAACAAGTAAAAAAATCATAGTTTCTATTATTGCTGTAATATTTTTTATAGTTTTATTATTTACTGCTATGACAGTAGTTGGTGGTAAGGGAACTAACTCTCAGCAAACATGGGAGAATGTAGAAGCTAAAATTGTTAATAATCATAAAGAGGAGTTAAGTAAGGAGGGTTATGAAAATGTAACCGCCGAATTAAAATTAGTGATTAAACTTGAAAGAGAAAATCACATGGCTCCAGGTAAAAGAACATTACATCCAGGGGAAACTTTGGAAGAAATGATTGAAGATTATTATGATTACTATGCAGACTATTATTCTGTCGACATAGATAATACGAGCTATCTATTTAAAACTAAGGCTGAAGCGGAAGACTTCTTAGCCAAGATAAAAAAATATGATAATACCGATTATCAAATAAAAACTATCAAAAATTTGGTTAAAGGCGAAAGCAAACAAGAAGATATTGATAAAATAATATCAACCAAAAAGACTGCATATGAGAAGGCTCAAGCAGAAGCCAAAGCAAAAGCCGAGGCTGAAGCAAGAAGAAAAGCCGAACAACGCAGCTCCCAATCAGGGTCTACTAATTATAGCGTTGCTGAATATAAAGCATATGCACATGACTTAGTTATAAATACATATGGCTGGTCAGAGTCTGACTTTGATGCTCTCGTAAAATTATGGAATCGAGAGAGTGGATGGAATCCTAATGCTCATAATAAATCGTCTGGAGCACACGGGATACCACAATCATTACCTGCTAGCAAAATGGCTAGCGAAGGTGCTGATTACTACACTAATGGTAAGACTCAAATTAGATGGGGGTTAAAATATATAAAAGGTAGATACGGAACACCATCACAGGCGTGGGCTCATTCACAGAGAACAGGCTGGTACTAATATGTCCTGCTAGCTCAATAGGATAGAGCAATGCCCTTCTAAGGCATCGGTTCGGGGTTCGATTCCCTGGCAGGACACCATATTTATAAGGAGGGGAACTTATGACACAAGAACAATTAAAAACTACTCCAACATATCAACTTATAAATATACTAAATCTAGCTGAGCAAGCATCACAACAAGATTTAGTAAATGTTGTGGCGTGGGAGTTAGCTAGTAGAATCTGGGTTCCAAATGATGAGGTAACATTTGAACAAATGGCTACCGAATTTGGGTATGTCAAACCAGAGGAACCAGTACAAAAGAAATTAAAGAGATAATAAGGGGTAATTCCCTTTTCACACGCCTGTCGTCTAACGGTTAGGGCGCACGGCTTATATCCGTGTTATCGGGGTTCGAATCCCTGCGGGCGTACCAAAGGATTGATTATTATGTTAGAGATAAATTATGTTAATTTTTTAAAAGATAGAATAGAAATAGGCTGGTCAGCAGATATCGGCTTTGGAGTATTAACTATTAACCATGTAGGAGACCACTTTGAAGTAGAGACAGAATGCTTAGGGCCAGGTTTCTATAACGAGGTGTTAGAAAAGTTTAAGGAATACTTACAAGATTTTGGTAAAATAGTAGAATAAAATCTTGAAATAAACCACCTCTTTATATTATAATTATATTATAAAAGAAAGAAGTGTGAGTATTATGAAAAGATTAGAACCATTTGAATT